GATTGGTAAGCTAAGTGAGGACGAAGCAAAGACGAAGATGCCTGAGTACATCGAATTGCTACAAAAAGAGCAAGCGGAAAAATAGTTCTTGACTTTTGTTGATTTCTGTCTTATTATCACAGGGACCGAAGCGAAGGGATAAGAAAAGTTATAGGGATAGGATAGGTTTAGTCCTATAGTATAGTTATCGTATAGCGGTCAGCCAATTAGGAGCTAGTTTTAGATGAAAGAATACCTCGATTTACTTTCCTTTGTAAAGGACCATGGTACCGATAAAGCAGACCGTACCGGCACCGGAACACGAAGTCATTTTGGCTATCAGATGAGATTTGACCTTGCAAAAGGTTTTCCTCTGGTAACCACAAAGAAGGTTCATTTCAAGGCTGTTGCACACGAACTCCTTTGGATGATTAGTGGCGCTACAAATATTGACTACCTCCAAGACAACGGTGTTCATATCTGGGACGAATGGGCTGATGACGAGGGCAACCTCGGGCCTGTTTATGGAAAGCAGTGGAGGAAGTGGGAAGGACATCCTGCAAGTGTCGCCCCTGTGGTTGATCAGTTGGGAGAAGTTATTGAGCAGATTCGAACCAATCCAGACTCTCGACGTCACATAGTTTCTGCTTGGAATACTTCAGATGTCCCCACCATGAATCTACCGCCGTGCCATATGATGTACCAGTTTCACGTAGCTGATGGTAAACTCAGTTGTCAGATGTACCAGAGAAGCGCGGATGTATTTTTAGGTGTACCATTCAATATTGCTGGCTATGCACTGTTAACGATGATGATTGCACAGGTCTGCGACCTGGCAATCGGTGATTTTGTTCACACCTTTGGTGACGTACACATCTACAACAATCATTTTGATCAGGTGGAAGAACAGCTGTCTCGAACCCCAAAGGATTTACCTAGACTGGCTCTTAATCCTGACGTCAAGAACATCGATGATTTCAAGTATGAGGATATTCTTCTTTTGAATTACAACCATTACCCGGCCATCAAAGCGGAGGTAGCAGTATGATTCTCTCAATGATTGTAGCTTACGCAAAGAACGAAGCTGGTGATCAGGTTATTGGTAAAGACAACGCACTGCCCTGGAAGATCAAGCAGGACATGGTTTGGTTTCGAGAGCAGACTTCCAATTCTGCTATTGTAATGGGCCGCAAGACTTTCGAATCTATTGGTCGAGTACTCCCTAAGAGACTCAATATCATTGTGACTAAGGATCTTGAGTATAAGGTAGAGGGCGCGCACGTATTTGCAGACCTCGATGCTGCTCTAAGTTTCGCATGCGCGAGCGGGCGTGAGGTTTTCATCATCGGCGGCCAGAGCCTGTACGAGCAGTGTCTGGATAGAGTAGATCGCATTTACGTAACTTTCATCAAGGGTAAGAAGTACGAAGGGGATGCGTTCTTCCCTAAGTGGAATCGTCCAGACTTTAAGCCCATCCAGAAAGAGAAGTCTGAGGATGAAGAGAACGGTACGGTTAACTACACTATTTTTCAGAGAATCAAGTTTACGAATAAACAGGTTGACCCTCTCCCAAATTCTACGTATAATATAACTGGGATGGGAATGTGATGTCCGCGTTCAGGGCTATTGTAAATCTGGATGAGGAGGGTGACGTCACCTGCTTCTGTCCTTACGAGAACTATCTGAAGGGCAGATGTGAGTGTAGGGATAAGTTTGATTGCCCCGAAGCCATGATTGAAATTACAGTACTGCCTAAATCCCGACCGTCTGAGCAGGCGGAACTCGGGATCAAGAAGGTCGCGCGCGAACTAAAGGAGTCCGAGCGTACCATGAAGAAAGCTAATGACCGGATCAAGCAAGGTCTTAGTCAATTAGAAAAAGCCACTAAAGGTAACCGCTGGAGGATTTGAAATGGCAGCTGCTCGTCCCAAGATATTTGTTATTGGTCACGGTAGACATGGTAAGGATACCGTAGGAGAAATCATTCAGGAGGTTTGTGGACTCACGTTCGAATCCTCTTCGATGTTCTGTGCGGAACATGTAGTGGCTCCGTGGTTAGAGAAGTTGGGTATCACCTATGACTCTCTGGACGAGTGTTATGAGGATCGGGTGAACCACCGGATGGAGTGGTACAACGCTATCAGGGACTTCAACAAGGACGATGAATCAAAGCTTTCCGCTGCCATTTTCAACAAGTATGATATGTATGTGGGCATTCGGAGCCGTATTGAGTTTCTAGCAGCTCGCAGTCTATCTGATCTGAGTATCTGGGTAGAGGCTTCGACAAGAGTACCTCAGGTAGATCCTACCTGTAAAATCTTCGCTACCGATTGTGATATCATTATCGATAATAACGGGACGGAGGAAGAGCTTCGCGAGAAGATGGTCCGACTTTTGAACCTGATTGTCGCACCAAAATAATCTAGAGCAACGGTTCTTTGGACGGGTTTTTTGTCAACGTTGAAAACTCCTTGGAGGAACTAGGATGGTTGAACGTAGAGAAAGCACAGACACAGAAGGAAGAGGTCTAGGGCACTCTTTCGCAGCTGACAATGTAGAACGAGGTACTGCTGAGGGTAACCAGTTCATTAAGAGACGTCCTACGTATCCTCTTGGGGATAATCCCCGCGGTCGTGAGATCGCTTGGCATGATCAGGATAGCCCAGAGCAGATCGGGGATATCTTTAGAGTGTATAAGGGACTTGTTCCTATCGAAGGTCAGGACCCTTTTGCCCCGAAGCGGGTTATCCGTGTAGGTAGTACTAAAGATCTTCGACCCGGACTCCCTAGCAGATCTACCGACGACGCTGCCAACTCAGCAGCACAAGAAGCACAGCGAGCACAGCTGGCGGCCACCGATTTCGGAGCACTATTCCCTTCAGCTACAATCACCGTACCTGCCCCGGGAGCTTCTGTTACTCGCGGCACTACCATCGCGGTGGACGTTACCGGTACCCATATTCTTTCTGTGATGTCCGCCACATTGTTTATTGACGGTCAGCCTGTAGATAGGATCGCTCTAGATCGCAGCGCGCAGCAAAGTACACCGACTGCAGAGTTTACTTTCAGATACTTTATCCCTGCAGATAGAGCTTTGGGATCTATGTCTATTGAGGCGCGAGTATTCAGTATCGAGGTTTCTGCGCAGGGAGTTATTGCGGACACTGCCATTAACGAATTTGATACCCAGTTTAGAGGTGGAGTAGGTTCTTTGGATGGTAGACTCGGACAGGCCGGATCTACATCACAGACGAGTCCCCATTTGGATTTTGATCCCTCCATGTACTTACGTACCCCTGAGGGGGTATCAGTTATTACGGTCAATGTTGTTTAAGGAGCATTAAGTGCCTAAGAAAAACAAGAACGCACCGAAGACCACTTTAAATGTCGAGCAGATTAAGCGAGACTCAAAGAAGGTCGGAGAACAGATAGCCAAAGCTAACCCCGAGTTGTATGGAGGGGAAGTGGACGCAGGTACTTCGAGACGTCAGTCTCCTCTTGAGCAGGAGATGGGTTCTTCTAAGTACAAGAACATGATCCACGAGCACAATGATAAGAACAAGCACATTCTAGATCGACTACCCTTCACCTTTCCTAAGAAGAGCGTAGTACGTTCTCACCGTAGGGACATCCTAATTGAGTGTGAAGAATGTGGGTTTGAGAGCTATGGATCGGAGCATACGTATATGAAGGTATGTGAGGGGTGTAAGAAGTCCACGAAGGTTATCAACCCTGAAGCAGAAAAAAGGGGAGAAGACAGGGACTTCACCCCCGGAATTTTCGCTACCGCTTCTGATATACTTGAGATGCGCGAGAAGCGCCGCTTAGAAGAAGAAGCCAAGAAAAAAGACTAATAGACTTGCATATTTCGGAAATTCCTGTTATAATTGTCTTGAACACAGGGAGATTTAAATGAGCGTAAACAAGCGATGGCACTCTTGGGTAATTAAGAGGAACAGATACGAGAACGTTATCGGGCACATACGAGAGAACGTCCCCGAAATCGACAAGTATTTTTACCCTCTCGTCAAGAAAGAGTACCAAACGAAGAGAGGTATCAGAGTTAAGGATAGGCCCTTATACGAAGGATATCTGTTCGTTCGCTACGACAATCACGACGAAGTATTCCATAAGATGAGTCAGTACCCATTTGTAACTACTTACGCAGGCACCGTAACCGATGACGAGATCCTCAGGATGGAGGAGGCTCAAGGCAAACTCCTGACTGAGATCAAGACAAGCAGGTTTACTCCTGGAGAGACTGTGTTGCTCCTTAGCGGACCTTTTAAGGACTTCGAGGGAACAGTTACAGAGATCACCAGAGACGTTGTTAAAGTAAGAGTAGATGCTCAACTCCTTGGAAAGGCTGTGGAAATGGTCTTTCAGGAAGATTCGCTGGAGCGAAAGAGCAAGTTGCAAAACACGGAAGTACAGGACATCTAAAATGGCACAAGGAAGAAAGCCCGGATATAAGCACTCTGATGAGACGAAAGAAAAGATGCGACAGTCTCATATAGAGTTAAGGCCGGGAGATAGTACTAGAGAAAAGATGCGACAGTCTAAGCTTGGCGGATCCAAATCCCAAGCCGAACGACAAGCAATCGCTACAGGGCGCGCCCATGTGGACTTAGAGACAAAATGTCTACATCGTTTCGAGGAGATGCGGGCAGAGTACCCTGGACAGGAAGAGTTTTTTGATTCTAACCGTAAGGAATTACTTATTGCCATGCGGGATATAAAGTCTGAGACGGAACTACGTGATATTCGTAGGTATATTGAGACGAGAACTATTGAAGATCTTCCACAAGCATATCTTGAGTACCAATATGATTCTAGTTCTATCTACGCACACCAGGAAGCGATGTGTGATTTACTCGATGCAGCAAACGATTTGAGAAAAGCATTGGGTTCATGTACCAAAGCGGAAAACGCTCTACTCCATTGATATAACTAAACAAATACATGTTTTAATTGATTAACTGCCTTTATAGTGAGGGGTGAACTGTCTACAGTTCTCCTCCTCTCTTTGTTCGTTCGGGGGACAGATGACCGATAAGCCAAAGATAAATGAGAAGGAATTAAACGACGCCGCGGCGAAAGATCCGGCTAGTAAAAGGCACAATAATGCCAATAGCCGCAAGAACTTAAAGCAGTACCAAGCGCCTGTTGTCCCAGAAGTCCTTACTACCGATAAGGACGACGATGACCAGGCACAAGAGATCACGGCAGGACGTAAGTTAAGTCCTACCCTGATTAAGAAGCTGATTCCTCAGCGGGGAGTATTTACGCCTGCCGAAAAGAAACGATTCACCGGAATCGTCGTTCAGTACCTGGCAGACTTTAAGAACGAGGAGCCCACAGCGGCCGATGTAGATGATATCTTTGAAATTGCTAAGAGTGATGTTATGGAAATGAGATTACTCCAAGCGACAAAGAATGATCCACAGGCGCATATTGCGGTTTCACAATCGCTCGAAAAGATTTACAAAAGAAAGCAGTCAGCTAAGGAAAATCTAGCCAGTCGTAGAGTAGATCGTAAAGATTCCAGGTCAGACTTGGATGTTACTATCGTTGATCTTGTTGTAATACACGACCGAGCAGAGAAGAGCGTACAGCAAGCAAAGATCGATGCCCTTTTGGCTGAAGTAGACGAGACATCTGAGAAATTAATGAAGGTCCTGGAAGACGACGGGTACTAATGCAAACAGATGATCCCGAGTTCACAGCAGCTGCTGCCGATCTCATTGAGTTCTACAGAAAATATCCTGAAATAGCCGCAGAAGACTTACTGAATATTAAATTATCTAGCATTCAGAAAGTAGTCTTGCGGTCTATGTGGTTTAAGAACTACGTCATGGCGATCATGTGTCGTGGTGCAGGTAAGACATTCCTTCAAGCCGTACTAGCTGTTCTAAAAGCCATGCTTTATCCAGGTCACCGTGTAGGACTCATCGCTCCCACCTTTCGTCAGTCAAAACTTATCTTCGACGAATGTACTCGCTTATACCAAAGATCTCCTATTCTGAGAGATGCTTGCGAGAAAAGACCCACCCAACAGTCAGATAACTGTTACATACGGTTTAAGTCAGTAGCTGGTCAACCTGGTTCGCTGGTTCAAGCTATCCCGCTTGGTGATGGTACCAAGATTCGTGGTTCACGATTCTTTACCATTGTCTGCGACGAGTTCCCTCATATTCCTGAAGAGATCTTTAACTTGGTTATTAGGCCTATGGCAGCCACCGTTGCTGATCCTATGGAGAATGTAGAAAGACTTGCGCGTCAAGAGGTCCTGTTAGAAAAAGGATTAATCACCCAAGAAGAAATTGATAAGCAGGGTAGTTCTAATCAGATTATAATCACGTCGTCCGGCTATTTTACGTTTAATCACATGTATGAACTATACAAGATTTATCGTGAAGAGATGATGGCGGGCAATGAGAAGTACGCTGTTTTCCGGGTACCTTACAAGCTGCTGCCTCCTGGATTCCTGGACAAGGATAACGTTGAGTCAGCGAAACGAGAAATGTCTAGCCTCGAATTCCGAATGGAGTATGAGGCTGCCTTTATTCCTGATACGGATGCTTTCTATAAGGCGTCTCTTCTGGAAGCGTGTAGCAAGACTACTTTCTCAACTCAGGTTGCGGGATCTGTTGGAAAGTCGTATTGTTTAGGTATAGACCCTGCTAGAAGTGAAGACTCTTTTGCCCTTGCAATTGTTGAGATTGGACAGCCCGCAAAGATTGTCCACGCATTAGAGATTCAGAAGCAGCCCTTCCCTAAGATGGCCCAAACCATCGAAGATCTTTGTTCTGCATTTAATGTCACCCACATCTATATGGATGCCCAGGGTGGCGGAATGGCGATCAAGGATATTCTTTTTGAGAACCCCACTAATCATACAGCTGGTCCGATTTTGGATCCCGAAGATGAAGTCCACCAGATGCATACTGGTCGAAATATTCTGACCATGTGTAATTTCACCAGTGACTTTATTTCCGAATCTAACTTCGACGCTTTGCGATTACTAGAGCATCGAGACTTTTTGTTTCCAAGTATCCCTACTAAAAACGAACCTTCTTCTGCAGAAGACGAGGCATGGCACACGATTCGTGATATGAAGAATCAGATGCAAGCTATTGAGCTTACTGAGACACCAACAGGTAAGCATCATTTCGACGTACCTAAGGGTGGTGGTCACGGAAAGCAGAAGAAGGACCTTTACACTGCTTTCATGTTAGCCGCTCGTTGTATCTATGATATCCTTTGGACGGAGGGTCTCCCAGATGACATTATGCACCACGGAGGGGTGGTGCGGGGCCGACAACGGGATACCGAGGGTAAGGCAATAGAAGATGCTTTTGGTGGCAACGTCCCTCAAGCTCTTATGGATAAGATGGAAATTGCTCAGGATCCCGAAGCTTTTAAACGTCGCATGATAAATGATATGGGGACTAAAAGAAAAATACTTACTAGTAGCACGGCTGTTCTAAGACCTAAGCCAAAGAAGAAGGGGAGATAAATGTCTAAGGATGTTAAGGACAAATTGAATGCGGGCTTGGAGAATGCTGAGGTGCTCTCCCACTCTGATAACGGTGACGGCTCTCACTCTATGGAAATAGCTGTAGGACCTAATGGACGTCCTGCGAAAGAGTTGGCGTTTTTAACAGGAGAAGATGGCGAGACCAGCCCTATGAAGTTCTGGGAAGGCGGTCGCAATGTTTCCCGAGACTGGCTACGACGTGTAGATCTGGATCTACTCATTGGTAAGCCACAAGTAACACAAGCACGGCCTGAGCAGCTTTATGATACAGCGATTAATATGTATCATTCTCAGGGGCAGGTTGGTACCATTATCGACACCCTGACTAACTTTGCTGCGAAGGGATTTAAGAACGACATTGATGATCCCGCAATCAAGTTGTTTTACGATACCTGGACGCGCGAGATCGGTTTCCACGAAACAGTGGAGAAGATTTTCTTTGACTTCTTTAGAACAGGATTCGTAAGAACCTTTAAGCTTTCAGGTAAGTTCGATCCTAAACTAAAGCCAGAAGACTTCGACAAGACCATTAAGAACTCCGCCAAAGCCAATATGTTCTCTACAACCGCTGATATGCAGGAGCTACAAGCACATCGTGAGTGGGCTGCCGCAAAGAAGTTATGGTCAAAATCATTTGTACCTCTACAGTATACAATTCTAGATCCCAGACTAGTAACCATCCAAGGACCTTTGCTATTTAATCAAACGGAAACATTCCTTAAGCCGGAAGCCTTTAAAGAGCTGCGCAAGATGCTTAAGAATACTTCCAAGTTGACTAAAGAGCAGAGGTCTTTTGTTAACAGCCTACCAAAGGAGCTTAAGGAGCAGGTAACTAAGAACAAGCCTGTTAAATTGCCACCTGAGTTGGTAGGTGCGTGTGATTATAGACGTCAGGATTATGAGCGATACCCCAAGCCCAGGATTTCTAGGGCCCTGGATGATATTCGCTACAAGGAAGAGCTTAAGAAAGCAGATTTCTCCACACTGGATGGTATCACCAACTACATTCTTAAGATCACCATTGGTAATGATGAGCATCCGGTTACTGACCAGTCCCAGCTAGAAGCAATTGCTAGCCTGTTCGATACCTCTGGTAAGAGTTTCGACATCGTTTGGAACCACACCCTAGATGTTGAGAAGATCACCTTTCCGGAGATCGACAAGATTCTTGGTCAGGGTAAGTTCGAGCAGGTTAACGATGATCTTAGCACGGCGATGGGTGTCACTCGTGCGCTTCTAGATGGGCAAGTAACCGGTAATGCAAAATCGATAGAGGTTGCTACCAAAGCTTTTGCAGAAGAGATCAACTATGCTCGGCGCTGTGTAACGCGCTGGATTGATAACGAGTACGAAGAAGTAGCCCTAGCTATGGGCTTTTCGCGTTATCCCAAGGTTAGATTCGACGAGAATACTTTGAAGGACGAGATCATGTTGATGAGCGTCATTCAGGGTATGATTGATCGACGAATTATTTCTTATGAGACCGGTATGGAGAAGTTAGGCTTCGACTTTGACAACGAGCTAGCTAACATGATTCAGGAAGCGCCTCACGTTCAGGCAGGTAATCTGGGAATTATTGGATCGCCTTACAATCCTAAGGTTATCCCCGGACAGGTGCCGTCTGATGGAGACCAAACTCCAAGCGGTCAGCCTACCACGATCACTGAGAAAGATCTCAATGACCTCAAGAAGAATATGGAACAGCAGTTCAAGGGTCTTCAGGATAATATCCAGAAGATTCAACGAACACCTAAGGGAACACCGAGCGAGGGTCGCCCTCGAAAGGGTCGCGGCAAACCTCGCGCGAAATCCACAACACCAAACACAAGGCCTACAAAGCCAAAGAAATCTACGTAAGGAGGATAGCAATCCATGGTTGATGAAAAGAACGTAGAGGGGGCAAAAGCCCCTCAAGACTTTCTCACCGAGCTGAGAGAGTTCGCTATTGATTTAAGCGAAGAGTGTCCAGAAGGATATCGTAAGGAGCCGAGCAGTGGCAGATGCCTTCCTATGGGAAGCACAGATGACACAATTCGGAGCCGAAGCATTAATCACGATGACGGCCCTGCCTGGCGAGGTACCGCCTCTGATGAGGATAATACCACGCAGACCGAGGTCGCAGTTGATGCATCTGATATGGACGAACCGGAGTCGTGCTCAGAGGGCACGACTTTTTCTTTTATTCAGAGACGCTGTGTAACTTTGGAAGACGCAGAGACCGAGACTAGCGACGAGTTCGCTATGAACGAAGAGAACGAGTATGTTGAAGAATCTGCCGCTCCTGGAGTAGGAGGACATCAGGAAATAGTGAACATCGATCCTGAGGGACGACGTGATACTGTTAACTTCCAGTGCCCGCCTAAGCAGATGTTTGATTTTAAACTTCGTAAGTGCATTCCGCTAAACAAGGACACCCTTATGGCGTCCGCGGCACTAACTGACGAAGAGAAGCAGGAGCTAGCCCGTTACCTAAGTGGTAAGGTTGCTATGACCTCTCCTGATCCTATCGATGGTCATACCCATCTAGCAACTCTAGACATGGAAGGAGCTGGCAAGACTTCTATTGCTGGTTACGGACAAGAGGCACATTCTCATGACGTATCCGACTATGTTGTTGCCGACCATAAAGGCAAGGAGTACACGTCACGTCACTTCGGACACGCCCTACCTCAGGAAGTTTATGAGTTCGGCGGAGATGATGATGTAGCAGTTGAAGCAGTTCCCGCTTCCGCAACAGACGAGACCGCAGCTCCTATCAAATCTGCACAGAGACGCGCGCTGCCTGACAGCGCGTTTGGTGTTCCTGGACAAAGAAAATTCCCACTAGATACATGTGCACGTGTACGAAACGCAATGGCTAGATTTAATCAAGCTAAGAATCTTTCCTCTACAGAGAAAGCTTCTCTACGACGAAAGATTCTAGCACGAGCCAAGGCGTGTGATATTGAAGTAAATAATTTTGCTAAGGCTGAAACCGCAGAGCAGTTTGCTGCGGTACTAAATGAGATGCTACAACCACTACGTGACGCGGCCCGCGCTGAGCGCATGGCCTCTTACGAGAGCAAGGAGACCTCTGGGGGAAACCAAGGTCCTTGCCCTCCTGGAATGGAGTGGAGTGCTACATCTAAGAGCTGTTCCAAGATGCAAGGATTCTATGACGCTATTAAGGATCAGGCCAACCATGCCGAGATTGTTTCCAAGCAGCCCGATGGACGACGTGACACTGTTAATCACGACTGCCCGCCGGGCCAGATCTTTGATTATGGTAACAGAAAGTGCATTCCTATGGACACTAGTTCGAACCCCGGTCAGCCTGGTGATACCACCAAGGCTTCTGATGAG